ATGATTAGGGCTAAGGGCATTATCGACATCCACAACGGTTATGCCGACACATCAGAGCTTTTAGATTCTGTGGACAGTCTTGGAAATGGTGAGTATGGTTACTTACTATTCGACAAGAAAAAGAATCGCTCGCTACCACAATTGAAGTTTCTATTCGGTTATCTTCTTCCAACGTTATCACAGAAACTGGAAGGAAATCCTGAACCAGAAGCCCTATACAGATATTTTGAAGAGATTTATGCTCCGATTCATAGCTGCAAAATTCCAGGTGAGAAACAAGTATTTGAATACTTTGATCTCAAAAACGAAAATGCAACTGAGATGGATACCGTTATCACAAAGATTATCCATCACGCCATGTCGGAATGGAACATAGACCTGTTATCACGCGACCTGATGAAAACTTCAGAAGCTCAGGAAGCATATGCAGGAGCCTATGCCGAGATGTGGAAGAATTATACAAGAAAAATTTAATTCATTTCCCATGACGGAGCAAGAAATCAAACACAAGTCAGCATTTGACGTGTTCGCTTCCCAACAAGAGACTTTTGAGGAAGCACAAAAGAAAAACAGTGAAGAATCTCGTAAGCGTGCCACTTACCTTCGCTTTAATCAGGATGGCACTTACACAATTCGTATTTTGCCTCTCGCACCAGTTGTTAATGCGGATGGCGAAGTTCAACCAATGGAACGTAAGGGTTACGAGTATCCTCTCCGTAGCTTAATGCTTAAGATTGAGAACCCTGCCAAACTTGACAAGAAAGGCAAACCCACATTGCAGTACGTTACCGTTTGTAACGCAAAGCAAGCATTCAAAGAACTCAAAGAAGACCTTATTGATGTGTACACTCGTGTAGTTAGCGACAAGTATGCAAATGACGCAGCTCTAATCAAGAAGATTACCGCTGGTAGCTTTGAAGGTGGTTTGAAGTGGGACAGCCATCGTTGTATGTATGTGTTCGATACAGAAAAGCGTGGCAATGGTATTCAACTACTCCAGCTTTCTTTCTCACAATATCGTGACTTGGAAAATGCTAAGTTAAGTGTGTGGAACAAGCTGTTAAAGAAGAAGGCTAACACTGGATGTCCAATCTCTTCTATTTCAGAGGCTTATCCTGTTGAGGTTGAGCGTACTACTGAGAATGGCAAGACCAAGTACACTTTCCGTGTTGACACATTAGCAGACATTGATCAGTTAAAAGAAGAGGAACTTCAGAGCCTACTTGACACCCCTCGCCTACCCGAATCTATCTATCGTTACAGTCGTTATCATCTCGAAGCAACTATTGCTTATCTTAAGCAGCTTGATGAGAAGTTTGGCATTGATGTGATGGGTGACAAAGAAGTTAAGGAGTGTATTGATACAATCAAGATGTTGTTCCCAGCTGACGATACCAGTCACTTCACAATTGGTGGAAAGGACGATGAGAATAACGAGGGTGACAATGCTGCCGATAGCCTTGATTCTCTATGGGATCGATGGGACGACCTTGAAGAACAGGGTCTTGATGACAAGAGTGATGAAGGCGCAGAACTTCGAGCAGACATCAAGACATTCATCGAAGACAACGACCTCGATGTTCAAGTTAAACGTGGTAAGTCTAACCATGACTTGCTAACCGAGATTGAGGAAGCTATGAACGGTGGCTCTAACGAGGAGGAAGAAGAAGAGGAAGAAAAGCCTGCTCCTAAAAAGTTAGAGCGTCGACGTGAGCCAGAACCTGAACCCGAACCTGAAGAAGAGGAGGAAGAGGAAGACGACGATGATGACACAGAACCCGCAGCACCTTCTGTTCCCGAAGATGAAGAGGAGGAAGAACCTGCAAGACCTGTACGCAGCCGTCATGAGCGCAACGATGACACTAATGAACCAGCTGCACGTCCTGAGCGTCGTGCCATAAGGCCTCATCGTCATAGATAATCAGTAAGAATTTTAATCTCTACACGGCATTAAGTTGTCGTGTAGAGAATTTTAAAACAAACAAGTTATGAAAAACAAAGTCCCATACGCCTTACTGATTAACGATATTCATGTCAGTAAAGATAATATACCAGAATTTCAGAAGAACTGGGATGAAGCGGTGCAAATCTGTATTGATCGTAAAATCCCAGAAATCATCATTGGTGGTGACTTATGGTTATCAAGAAGCGCACAACCTTTATCGGTATTAATGGCAGCTCGTAACGCTATACTTAAAGCTACACGCTCGAAAGTCCGTTTTTCAGAAAAAATTGGAGTTACAATTGCTTGTGGCAACCATGATAAAGTAGACCAAGAAGCGTTTGAAAGCTACAGTCACTTATTTGATGAATACGACAATGTGTATGTAGTTGATGATTATGTAATATATGAACTCTCAGACACAGCTACGTTATATGTGATGAGCTACTTCCCAGAAAACGGAAGTTTTATTCAACACTTTAAAGATATGGTTAGGTGTCTGGATAAGTCAAAGTTCAATGTACTTTATCTTCATGAAGGCATTCGAGGAGGTTTAGCACAGCCAAGCGATGATGAACTCCCAGCAAGTATTTTTAGTGAGTTTGATAGTGTATTGGTAGGTCACTACCACGACCGCAAACAAATCCCAGACACAAACATCCTTTATATTGGTTCAAGTAGACAACACAACTACGGAGAGAATGAGGAGAAAGGTTATACAGTGCTTTATGAGGATGGAAGCCATGAGTTCATTAAGAACCAAGTCAATACTCGCTATAAGACTATAGATGTTACACCTGCCAGCATGGCAAGCGACAAGTTCTTAGATGAGCTTAGTTCTTATAAAGACAAGAATTATCGCTTACGTTTACGCATTCAATGTAAAGCAAACGAGGCGTCGACAATTGACCGCCAGAAGTTACTTGATGCTGGTGCCTCACGAATTGAGATTGTTACCGAAGAATCATCTGTTAAACTAACCAAGAGTCAAAGCATTTCCACTAAGTTCGATAAGAGTGGCATTAAAGAAGAATATCGCAGCTTCTGTCACGACAAAGAAATCGACAACATAGACATGGGCTTGCAGTATCTTGATAAAATTCGCTAAGATATGTGGAATTTACAATCAATTGAAGCTACAAACTTGTGTGCCTTTGAGCATTTCAAGTACAAAATCACCCAGAATCAGGCGACTCTTATCTTTGGTAACAACATGGATAATGACTCGCAAAATAGCAACGGTTCAGGCAAGAGCGCTTTGATAGAGGCTATCGCTATTGCATTAACTGGTGAAACGCTCCGTAAGGTTAATATGGACGAAATCATCAATGACAAATACGATGAGTGTTGTATTGAAGCATTTCTTAAAAATGAAGAACAAGGCGTAGATATGTGCATCACTCGTATCATTCCCAGAAAAGGTACACAAACAATTAAGATTGTGCGTGGAGAGGCAGGGGATGACGAAGAGGTTAAAGAAGCGACTATTGCAGACTATAACAAGTACATACTTGATACACTCGGTCTAAGCAAGGATGATATATATTCTAACTTCATCCTTACAGCAAAGAAATACAAATCGTTTCTTTCCAGTTCCGACCGTGAGAAGAAAGAAATCATTAACCGCTTCAGCAATGGAGTTTTGGTAGATGAAAGTATTGAAGCTCTTCATAAGGATATGGAGCCAGTACAACAACAGTTCGCAGAAGCTGAGAAAGTGGTGGCTGAAAACACTGGTAAGGTTGCTGCTATCGAAAACGAAATTGAGAAAGCTATCGCAGACAGCAATGACCGTTCTGCAAGTCGTAAAGACCGTATTGAGAACTGGAAACAAGCTATTACTGACAAGCGTGCTTACATCCGTGAGCAGAATGAGGCTATCAAGGAAGAGGAAGCTGACATCGAAGCATGTAACGATATTGATGTTGTACTTCAAAAACTTGAAAAATCAAAGAAGAGCTTTAAAGAAAAGTACGAAACAATTATCAGTCATTTAAAGATTGAAACTGACTATTCTAAGAAGATTAACGAACTTCAACAACAAATAGAGAAGTACGAAGCTGATGAGAAAGCCTCTTTGAAATCCCACAAGCAAGCCGCCGATTCATTGAAGAAAGCGGAAAGTGCCTTAGAAAAAGCAAAGACTCTTCATGCCACCCAGTCTGACGAAACTGACCAAAAAGTAAAATCAGTCAGTGATCGAATTGCCTCACTATCAAAAGAGGTGCGCAATATTCAGAAGCAAGAGGATGAATTACAAACCAAACGCAAAGACATCCAAGAGCGCATAGCGTTTATATCAAAGTGGCTTGCAGGAGTGATAGTCTGTCCTAAGTGTAAACATGAGTTTGTCTTGAACCCAGATGTGGACGTAACAGAGTTCCGCAAGGAAAAAGAGCAAAAGGAAACAGAACAAGCGCAAGTCCTCCAGCAGATTGAAGATATACAAAAGCAATATGAAGATTGTGTTGCAGATGGTCGCAAAGCTCGTGTAGAAGAAGCGGCATTGGCAGAGACTCGCTTACAGATTGATAACGCTTTAAGAGAGGCTGAACAAGAAGTTTCTAAAGCTCGTAAATCTGAACAAACTGCATCTGACGATATGGAATATGCTCAGCAAAATCTTGAACGTGTTCAAAAGCAATTAGATAACCTACACAAAGATATGTTTGACGACGCTTTTGACACACTGGACAAGGACATCGCTCAGGACGAAGCTAATATCAAACAGTTCAAGCTCAATATCTCTAACGCTGAAGGTGCAATTAAGAGCTACGAAGAAAGTATTAAGGAGGCTGAGAATGCAGCTGAGACTGATATTGTTTCCAGCTTGAAAGAAAGCCAAACAAAATACCAAAAAGCACTTCAACAATCTATTCTTAATAAGGAAGAAATTGAGCGACAATACAATGAGTTCAAAGTTCAGGAGGCGAACTTTATAGAGTTCAAAACCTATCTTGCCAACATTAAGATTGACGCTATTAGTGAAATCACCAACAACTTCCTTGAGTCTATCGGAAGCGATATTAGAGTAAAGCTCTCAGGTTACACACTCTTGAAGTCAGGAAAGGTAAGAGACAAAATCTCAGTTTCCTTGATACGTGATGGTATTGATTGTGGCTCCTTCGAGAAGTTTTCTAAAGGCGAACAAACTCGTGTTGAATTAGCGAACATACTCGCACTGCATAAATTGACAAATGTAAACTGTGAATCAGGTAAAGGCTTAAATCTATTGGTGTTTGATGAAATACTCGATGCCACTGATGAACAAGGTTTGAGCAATGTATTTAAAGCAATTAACGATACACAGATTACATCCTTGGTAGTATCACATGGTAATGTTGCAGAAAATTACCCAAACCGCCTAATCATCAATAAGCATAATGGTATATCATTTATTGATTAATGAAAACAAACACCGAAACAGAACAGTTAACAAAAGAACAGGTGCTTGGGCTTGATATTGCTACTCATACTGGGTATTTCAGTCTTGCAGAGCACGGTACATGGAACTTTACTGAGAGCATGAGGCGTAACAACAACAAGCAACATGCAGCCTTCAGGAACACTCTTATGGATTTCATTCAGAAGCACGGAATCAAACAAATCGTTGCAGAGGACGTGAATGTAAATAGTCACTTCACTGATACTCGTAAACTAAGCGAGTTTCGAGGTATTTTGCTGGAGATTTGCGACACCCTTGATCTTCCAGAGCCAGTATTCATTAACACATCTACTGTTAAGAAGTTTGCTACTGGTGATGGTCGTGCAGACAAGAAAAAGATGATGGAGTTTTGTCGTCAACGCTGGAAAACAGAACCTGTAGATGACAATGAAGCAGACGCTACTCACATTTTCTTCTGTTATGTTAAGCGGTTAAAATTATAAGATGATGGAAGAAAATAAAACAACACAACAAATTGATAAAGGTTTGGCAAAGCAACACGGTTACTACCTTCAAAACTTGGTTGACCGCTTCTGCCATTTCTTAGACCGTAAACCTCAACCCTCCAAAGAGGAGGTAAGGGAAAAGTTTGTAAAAACCGAAATGGACTGGAAAGTCTACTGTGTAAAACACAACCTTGGAATACGGGCATCTATGATGTTTAACGCAAAGATTGCTTATGAATGGGAAACAAGGTATGTGAACCCGAAAATCAAACACAAACAGTAGACCCCGAGACAGACCCCAAAGTTATCGCACGACGCACAGAGCTGTATAATAAGTATGTAAAACCATTTTACAACATGATATACAAGCTGTCAATGCAATACAGTCACAGTCCAGAGAACGTAGAAGAGAACTACACTGAGGTTCTTACCAACTTCTACAGGCGCATAGAAACCTATGACCCTTCCAGAAGCATCAGGACTTGGCTTCATATCTGCACCAAACGTCATATCATGGCATTGGAAAGGAAACGTCAGACAAGCAACAATATTAATTATGATAACGATATTGAGGATTATGGCGATGACACTTGCAGCTGTGACCATGCAGGAGCAAATATGATGGATGTCAGCAACTACAGAGAAATGTACAATGATGACATTCTCGCAGTGCTTGATGAATTAAAACCAATACATCGTGATGCGCTACTGCTACAAGAATCAGGGTATTCACTCAAAGAAATAGTTGAAATAGAGTATAAAAAAGGCACTCTCAAATCAAGGAATATTGAAACGGTGAAGAGCAGACTGTTCCTCGCCAGAAAGTATCTCAAAAAGCATCTAACACGAGATGGTGAACGAATATTTGGTAGAGCAGACGAAGAAGATGTTTACAACGATTGCGATTAAACTTATCAATCCTCGTTTCAAATTTCCGCAAGGCGGAGCATCCACACGTCTTTTGACAAACGCATTGAACAAATTAGAGAGAAAAGAAAACGGACTCTCCAGACAACGCATAGTCGACTATGTGGTATGTTCCGCCTACCCTTTTAAAGAGCGTGAGGAAGCCTGGACAATAAACCAGGTGTTTGGTCCTAAGTCTTTAGAACGCTTCAATACAGACAAAGGCAGAAGGTATTACGAAGATCAGTGGTTAAAGACCGCAAATATTACCAGAGCCAGTCTTCTGAAGATGATTGAAGACAAAAGCGAACATCCTCAGGCAAAGTATATCTACATGCCGATGGAAGAGCCTACTAAAAAACGTATGTTGAATACATCAGTCGGATATGCAATCTGCCAGGCATCCACTTTAGGCTGGAGTCCTGAAAGCGAAACATGCCGAGAGTGTAATTATATTCACAAATGTCAAATTGAAACACAAAGAAAATTTCCTGAAATATATAGACTAAGAGTGGAAAATGGCGTCAAATAACAAAACCAATGTGCTGTCTGAAGAGTTTTTGATGGACTTGTTCAGAACTTGTATGCAGGATAGCTATATCCTTGGTATGGTATGTCAGCACGTTGAAAAAGAAAACCTCCCAGATAGAGATTCTATTGTACTGTTAAAGGCTCTAAAACAATATTACACCAGGAACAACAAAGTACCTCCATATTCCGCTATTCGTGAGTTGATTGCAGAAAACAAGAGCGCAATACACCTACTACAAGACATTTTCGATACATCTAACGGACTGGAGACTACAGAATGCTTGCGTATGTTGGAAGAGTATCTTAAACGAGTACGATTTCAGAAAGCATACAAAGAGTCTGGTGCAGTATATACAAAGGATGGGTATGAAGCTGCGATGCGAGTGCTTGATGAGTATATGGAATGGCAAAAAACATTCTCACTAACCGATTCAGACTATACCGATGTTGCTGCTACATTTGCAGAACGATTTATACAGAACCGTAATGAAAATAATGAGCAACGTGCTAATAATAGACCTGTTACACGATTTTATATTGATGAACTGGACACACGCAACGAAGGTCGAGATTTACGCACCCAGCTAACCTATATTTTGGCAGCTACTGGTGTTGGTAAGAGTCACGCTGCACGTTGGATTGGCCGTAATGCTTGCTTGGATGGTTTAAATGTTCTTCACTTCCAGCTTGAAGGTAGTAAAAAAGAGGTAGTCAACGCTTATTCAGCAGCCCTTGTACAATGTAACGCATATCGTTATGAACATGGTACACTGAGAGATGCAGATGTGGAGCGTATGGTAGAAGAACTTGAATCGGTTTCTGGACGCCTGTTTGTAAAAAGTTACCCTAAATTTAATTCTCATGTATCTACTATTGATATTAAGGAGAGTATTGCAGAGTTCAAGAAAAAGTTTAAGGTTGACCCCGACGTTGTTGTTATCGACTCAGCCGACTTGCTTACAGACTCTTCAGGTCGTAGATACGATGAGAAGGGAGAACGTCACAAACGAGTTAAAGTAGCTAATGACTTAAAAGACTTAGCAGCTGACGAAAATATATGGATAGTAGCAACCTATCAAAGTACCGTAGAAGACCCCCAGTGGCTTAATGATGAGAAAAACGTATTCACTGAATATAATACAGCTGAAGCTAAGGGACTTTCAAGACCTCTGACACACTTAATTACATTGAATCAGAGCAGTAGCGAATATAAAGAACAAACAATGCGTATCAATGTCGCTAAGAGCCGTTTCTTTAAGAAAGGTGATGTATTCAAAATTGCAACCGATTACAATAATGAAGTGTTCTATGATAGGACAAGGACAATGAACATCAGCAAGACATTATAGTTATGTTTATAGACAGAGAAACCAAAGAGTATTTGATAAAGGAACTGGAATTTGAACTGCACGCTAAACTGGATGGTGGACGAAAAAACCTTATAGTGCCCACCTGCCCTTATTGCGGAAAGCAAGGTGGAAAGTTCGGTATCTTTGTAGGAGCTGAAACAGAAAAGAAAAAACTGTTCATGTCTCACTGCTTCTCATGTGGACATACTACAAAAGATATTAACCAGCTTCTTGATGATATTGGCCGCCCAGACTTAAAGGTTGAAGAAACAGCTTCATTCAGTCCGCTGGAAGTTCCAGAGTTTTTTGGAGTTGAAGAAGATGAGATTGATGATGAGCTGGAGGAAGTTGAGATGCCTGAAGGATATAAACGTTGCTACAAAAATCGCTACCTCAAATCACGAGGTTTTGAGTTTGATGACTACGATTACTTCCCAGTAGGCACAACAAGGGGGCTTAATTTTAAGTTTGATGATTATGTGATATTTCCCATCATAGATAATGGCAAAGCCGTAGGTTATGTATCACGCCATATTTGGAGTAAAGCTGATATTGACGAATACAATAATCGAGCAAAACGTAATGGAAAATATCAGATAAGGCGATACAATAACAGCCTTGAAAACGATTTTATTAAGCTCCTGTACAACTATGATACAGTTATTGAAGATGAGACGGACACAGTAATTATCGTGGAAGGTATCTTTGACGTAATATCACTGACAAGAAAACTCGACTTATATGAGAATAATCGAGTGTCCGTAGTTGCCACCTTTGGTAAAAAAATCTCGGACACACAGATTTATAAACTTCAAAGCAAAGGCGTTAGAACTGTCGTTATCGGATATGACTCAGACGCTATGGAGGCTATCAATAAAGCAGCCAATCAGTTAAATGAATACTTTGATGTATATATCGCTAAAATCGACAGTGATGGCAAAGACTGGGATGAAATGCCATATGAAGACATTTACCAGACCTTTTCTTACAATCTTTGCACGCCAGTTGAATATAAGCTACAGACTATATGACACAATAAATTAACAACTTAGAATTAGTTATGGCAAAGAAACAAAATAGAATTACAGAGCTATACGAATGGCTCGACAATAATAAAATTCAATATGAGAAAGTAGACAACGAAGTAATCTTTATTCCAGAATTTGGCAAAGCATACTTTCAAGACACACAGAAGTCAGGCTATCATTCAATCTTCCGTAAAGACCGTGATGGTGAAACAGTGTTTAATAGCGTGGAGGAACCAGATGTACTGATGGCAGAAGATATTAACTATATTGTGTTCAAGTTTGGTGATGGTTTCTATTACCACGATATGCGAGGCGCGTTCAAACTCAATATTCTGAAATATGTAGGACAACGTCAACCCAGTTCTCGCAAAGAAAAATTTGTGAATTTGGGCGTACACACACCATTTGAACTACTTAATGGCAGTTTTATGCCGCAGAAATGGGTTGAGAAGGCCAAATATTTAGGCTTAGACGCTCTTGGTATTTGCGACCACAACACAATGGCAGCTTGCTTCCAGTTCTATAAAGCATGCAAAGAAGCTAATATTAAGCATATCTTCGGTTATTCTCTAACTGTCAATGACGAAGGCGAAAAGTTTGGAGCTAAGGTTTATGTACAAACTAACAAAGGTTATCGCAATCTTCTTAGGATTCAAAAAGCCATTATGGTTGACAACGTAGAAAATAAAACTATCTCATTGGACGAATTATTAACTCGTGGAGAGGGTAACGTGCTTGTCATGGACAAATATACCCCTTCTTACATGGATGAGCATAGGGACGTTCTACAGAAGCTCACAGAAGCATTCGATGACATCTTCTATCAAGTAGACCTATCAGAATACAAAGCCGAGCGTATTGATATACGAGTTCTGGAAGCAACAAAGTACTATTTCGACAAATGCTATGAAGATAGTCAGTTTCCAGCACCAATCCTTATCAGCGACTGTTATTATCTTGACAAAGACGATGCAAAGAACAAAATTATTCTTAACAAGGTTGCGGAGGGCGCAGCACACGAACAGAGTGATGACCAATACTTCAAAGACATTGACGACCACTTTCAACTCTTCGCTCAGACTTTTGGTGATAACTGGGATGTTGATGATTTGTTTGCAGAATGTTGTGAGAATACAGTAAAAATTGCTAACGGTGCAGTTGCAGAATACGACTTGGCTCGTAATTATATGCCTAAGTACGACATGACTGATGAAGAGAAACAGAAATATGGTACCGTTCACAACATGTTCGTTCAGTTATTGGAAGAAGGCCTTAAAAAACTAACGCCTCCAGGACAAGAAGAACGTTATCGTAAGCAAATGGAATATGAGAAATACATCATTGAAAGTACCGATAACGTAGACTACCTGCTTGTGCAATACGATACTTGCAACTGGGCACGCAGAAACAATATTTTGGTAGGATGCGGACGTGGATCAGCAGCGGGGTCTCTTTTATTGTATCTCTTAGGTGTTACACTGATTGACCCTATCAAATACGACCTTATTTTTGAGCGTTTCTTGCTTCCAGAACGTGCAGGTTTGTTTCCTACAGATACAACCATCATAGGAGAAGACATTGATTCGACAGACTATATGGAAGTTGAACTGGAATCAGGAGTTGTACTAAAAATAGACAAAGACGCCCAGCTAATTGTCAAGAGAGACGG